CCCCTTAATTTTTTTTCGCCCTTATCATTTCCCCCTCCATTGTATTAACCTTAACCTTTAATTTTCACAAAGTTAGTCATGACTAATTTTTATTATTTTTTAACTAATATATTGACATTAAGGTTAACATATAGTATAATGTATAGAAACAAAGAGATAGGAACAATATTAAGGAGGAAAAAAGATGACATTAAATCAGTTATGGATGGCAACAAGTAATATGGGAGGATGGTTAAATGAACTGTGCGTTATTAAGCCTAATGGCTGTGCAGTTCGGGCATTAAATCTTAATGAAACACTTAATTTATTAGGTGTTTATGGTGACAGTGAAGTCGTAGATTATGGTTATGATTGGGTGGAGGTGAGATAATGAGATTGGTTGATTTATATATTTTAAACGGAGATTGGAATTATAGAACTGTAATCACCGTTGTAGTATTTGGAGCATTTAGACGTGTCGATAAAATGGAAAATATATTAGATTTATACGGTGATTATTTTGTAATTGGTTTTAAGGGAGATATGATAGTTTTGGAAAACGAACGCGATTAAAGGAGGTGATGCAAGTTAGACAAATATGACATAGGAAGGAGGTGAACCAAATGTCTAAGATAACCAAAACATTGTTAGTGTTATTGATACTAGCAATTCTGTATCTAGCTTATGTAGCCAAACCACTACTGGCGAAGCATAACACCTGGTTTTATGTGGACACACAGACTGGAATTAACTACATTGTAGTAGAAGGTGATGCCATAACACCACGGATGAAAGAAAATGGTGAATATTACATCACCCGTTAGTTCATAATTTGTTAACATTTTGTTCATAACTCGTTCATCTTCCTATACTATACTTATTTATAGGGAGGTGAACCCATTGATAAAAAATATGTTTGAGCAGGTTTTATATAGCGAAAAATTATTAGATGTAATAGAGCTGGTCAACGGTTCTAGTCCTTATATGAAGTTGTTATTTAGATTCGAAGGTTTTGTAATGATTGCTGAGTTTAGTGTAAAACTGAAATGTAAGGATTGGAAAAAGTTTGTAAATTTATTACATGAAGATGAAGTTACATTATTTACATTAACATTTTATTAAAACTAATGTTAAGCGGTAACACAAAATCCCACGTGCTCCGCTTTACAGATACATCCCTAAAAAACAATAAAACAAGAAAAAGGAGAGAGTAACAATGGCAAAGGAACAGTTAATCACAAGGTCAGTAGTATCTACAGAGGTTATGGTATTGGGAGTTGACGAAGTAAGCGGAGAAAGTGAGAACAGAACTTATATTCTTCCAGGCGATTATACTAACACTGAAAGCGAAAAGATTTTAAAGAAAGTCAGAATCGCCAACGATGATTGCAACTTTCATCCGGCGGTATTGGTTGATGCGGAAAGGGTTGAAAAGGTAATGGGTCTTGAAATTAGCAAATTCATGGAATTAGCCCATGAGGTAACAAGACCTGAATCCCAGCAGAAAAAGAATAAATAATAGAAAAAGGAGAAGAATAAAATGAAGATTACATCACAGAGCAGGGAGTTTTCAAAAGTTGAGATTTACAAGATGACTAAGGCTAACGATACAATTAGTGTTAAGGATTTGCCAGACGGTTCCACTTTGTTGGTAGACGGGTATTTAACCTATGATGACATTAACGCAAAAGGTGAAGAGATTCACATGCTATCAGTAATCGGATTCATAGAAGGAATTGATAAGCCTGTAGTATGGACTTGTCAGTCACAGACATTCAAACAGGATTTTTCTGACATTTGGGCTATCTTTAACGACGAGGAAAAGTTTATGATTGCCAAAGGTTCAGGCGAATCAAAAGCTGGAAGAAAGTTTTTAAAATGCACATTAGCATAACAATAATGGGGATGGTTATTCCATCCCCATTATATTTAAAGTAGGTGGTTAATATGGCTAAGAAATTAAGTGCAATACAAAAAGCATATAATAAGGAACGAAGAAGAATTCAACGGCAAATATCTAGAATGGAACAGCGTGGGTATTTGTTGCCTGAAAATATTTTGCCTAAACAGCCTAAAAGAATTACCCAGGCCAGTGTAAGAAGGTTAAAAAATCTGTCTACAAAAAATTTGTATCAAAAGGCAGAATATGTTAATGTGGATACGGGAGAGATTGTATCTGGTAGATACGGTCGCACATTAGAACGTCAAGCCAGCGCAAGAAAAGGAGCTGAGAAGAGATTAACAAGAAAATCTAAGAATGTTTCACGTGAAACATATAATGAAGTGGAAGTTAATCCTAATGATGTTCTTTATGATTATGCCAATCAGATATTTACAGTTTTTCAAATTGAAATGACCCAAATTTATGGAAGAAATGATAAATTATTCAGGTATATATCTAGATGGTTTAATCGTTCAAGGTTACAGTATGGCGATGAAGATTTTGCGGACGCTTTAGAAAAGTCAAAGGAAGCTGGTATGTGGCCGGGTTGGGAAGGTGTATCTGATACAGAAATATTGGTAGGTGAACTTAACGGCATATTAGAAATGGTAGGTGGAACGCAAGGTGGAAGGGAGGAGATAATGGAGTCTTTAGAAAACGGTGAAGAATGGATTAACGTATAATGGAGGTATATAAGATGTGCGACAACGTCAATATAAGTACTACACGTGCGATTTTGAAACTACGGTATATGAAGGCCAGACGTTTACCGAAGTATGGTGCGCGTGCATGGTTGAGCTATACACTGAGGATGTTAAGATATTCCATTCCTTGCCTGATTGGCTTGATTACGTTTATAGTCTTAACTGTAATATTATAGGTTATTTTCACAATTTAAAATTTGATGGAGATTTCATTGTAAATTATTTGTTAAGAAACGGATATAGATGGAATAGGGTCGCAGAAGGCAAGATGCTTAACCGTGACTTTAAAGCTAGTATTTCAGATAGGGGTCAATGGTATTCAGTAACAATAAAGTATCGTGGTAATATTATAGAATTTAGAGATTCATATAAGCTATTACCATTTAGTGTAGAAACAATCGGGAAAAGTTTTAAAACAAAGCATCAAAAGGGTACAATGGAATATCGTGGTTTTAGATATGCAGGATGCCCGATATCTGATGATGAAAAGAAATACATAGCCAATGATGTATTAGTACCAAAGGAAGCGCTAGAAATAATGTTTGAACGTGGTCATCAGAAGCTTACAATCGGTTCTTGTTGTTTGTCTGAATTTAAGACATTTTACGATAAGAAAGATTATGCAAATTTTTTCCCTGACTTGACGGAGATTAGAATAGATGAAGAAATATACGGAGAATCAACGGCTGATGGATATATACGTCACTCTTACAGAGGCGGATATTGTTATGTTGTCAAAGAAAAAACCAATAAAATATTTAATCAAGGATGGACCGCTGACATTAACAGTAGTTATCCATCAAACATGTCATCCGAAAGTGGAAACTATTATCCGGTCGGAAAACCCATGTTTTGGACGGGTAATAAGATACCAGTCAACAAAGAATTCTACTATTTTGTCAGATTCAAATGTAGATTTAGGCTTAAGCAAGGATACTTGCCAACGGTTCAAATCAAAGGGTCATTATTATATGTGGGTACTGATTATTTATCTACTAGTGATGTTTATGATTATAGTAGTGGCACTTATAAGCGTTATTATATGAAAAAAGGTGTGTTGCATGATACGATTGTTACTATGACGATGACGTGTGTCGATTATGAATTATTTTTGGAACACTATAACGTATATGATTTAGAAATTTTAGATGGCTGTTATTTTAGAAAAGAAATCGGTCTTTTTGATGAATACATGTATAAGTATAAAAAGATAAAGGAAGAATCGCAAGGGGCCGAAAGAGAGTTGTCTAAACTGTATCTTAATAATTTATACGGAAAGTTTTCTTCTAATGATTCTAGTTCATATAAAAAGCCTTATATTAATGACAAGAATTTATTAGCATTTGATATAGTGGAAGAACACAATAAAAAGGCAGGTTACATTGCTATTGGTAGTGCAATAACATCTTATGCTAGACGTTTTGTTATTAAAGCCGCGCAAACAAATTATGATAATTTTATTTATTGTGATACTGATTCAATACATTGTCACGGAAATCCTGATGATGTTAAGGGAATTAAAATTCATCCTACAGCTTTTTGTGCATGGAAGATTGAATCATATTGGGATAAGGGATTGTTTGTACGGCAGAAAACCTACATTGAACACGTTACCCATAAGGACGGAAAGAAGTTAGATGAACCATTTTATAATATTAGATGCGCCGGTATGCCTGAAAAGGCTAAAAAAGAATTTCTTAAAGAACATAATATTGATGAATTTAAGGAAGGACTAGAACTTAATACGGGACTTAAGCCAAAACGTTTACCAGGTGGAATAGTACTGGTAGATAAAGGCTACAAAATGACCCCAAAGAAAATAAGAAAAATTAGGGAGGAATAACGTGAAGGTTATTAATTTGTTAGAGTGTATGTCTAATATGAATCAAGAAATGATTCATATGATTACAAATTTAAACCATTTTTATTTTTAGGTGTAGAATCAGTGGAAATAATAAACGAAGAAGTAGTAATTTTATTAGAAAATATTAAATTGTACGATAGGGTATATACATCATAATTATTTAACAATATTGCGCAAGTATTGTTAAAAGGGATAGCATGAAGCTATCCCTTTTTATATCTTAACACGGGGTTTATTAAGTGGGTGTCTGATGCCCGTTGAGACCCGGCACTTTTTAGGGTGCAGACCCGGGTATATCAAATAATAAATAACCCGTGTAGATACTAATATGATAATAGTTTTAAGGTCATTTGTTTGCTGTCCAGATTTTTAAATCTAAAACATCCGTGTTCAAATAAATTTCTAAAATGCGAAATCATGAACGATTGTTTTGTTAACATTACATAGTTGATATTATGGTCATCTGTAGTTAAAGATAATCTTAATGGAAAAGATGAATCGTATTTATCAGTTACATACATCAGTCCTTGTTCAGCAAATTCGTAAATTGCGTAATGTTTATTCAAATATTTTACTGTACAGGTATAAGTACCACGCCCTGTAGGCTTATCTATGAATGAATAGTTATCATTAAGATAAACATTTTGGGAAGCATACGCAACATAATCGCTGTTAGAAAAAGCACGGTTAAAACCTGATTCAAGCTGGGCGGTAGAAGCTGATTCTATAAATCCTTGTTCCAAAACATATCCATCACCCCTTAAAAAATTTGTATCACGCTTTAATCTATCTGATATTCTTAAGGCGGTATAGTATGGATTAAGCAGGCTAACTGTATTACCCAACATGTAAACAGGAACATAACGTATTTGTTTTCCTTTACCCCTAGCTATACTAGTGTGAATAGATAATAGTTTACGTACTTCATCAGTGCAATATTTATTGTTTTCTGATTGAAATTCATCCATTAACATTCTATCGACGTCATTAAATAAATGTGAATATTTTTTAATGGCGTCTGCATTGTTAAGGCTTAACGCATAACCACAAGGAATATCATTTAAGTATAATTCGTGAAATATTCCTTTAGCCATTGGTTTGCTTGACATAGCATCATCAGGATAAAAAAGATTATGAATGTCTTTAAAAAATTTTTCTGCTACGTCTGAAAGTTCATAGTTAAAACGGTATAATAGGCAGAATTTACTACCATCTTGTTTGAACTTTTTTACTAAATAACGATTAAACCATGTGGTTTTACCGCCTGTACGGTTAGTAGTAACTAAATAAAGTTCTGGTTTTTTGCCGTTTAAATCCATTAAACTTAACAGCTTAGTACCATCATAATATGCCATTACTACTTACCTCCTTTTTTTCAAACACAATATATCCATCTTTAGTATACCATAAAAGTGTGACTTTTGCAATATAAATTTTAAATAAGTGTTGCAGTTGCAACAAAAATGTGCTATACTTATAGAAGGAAGGAGGGGTTCGCAATGTCAGACGTTAACGCAATCATTCAGGCGGTCAGCACGTTGGGTTTTCCAATTGCTTGTTGCATTTGGTTATTTTATAGGGACAACATTAAGGATAAAGAACATAAAGAAGAAACAGATGCCTTAACGAAGGCCCTTGAAAATAATACAATAGCCTTAACAAAATTAACGGAAAGGATGGGAAACAATGACAGGAATTGATGTGTCATATTTTCAGGAAACTATTAATTGGGATTTGGTTAAACCGCACATAGATTTTGCTATGATTCGTGCAGGTTTCGGCGCAAACAATATTGACATAAAGGCCGCTAGAAATGTGTCTGAATGTCAGCGGTTAGATATTCCATGGGGGTTATACTGGTTTAGTTATGCACTGTCCCCAGAAATGGCTAGAAAAGAAGCTGATTATTTAATTAGCTTCGTCGGTGATAAAAAGGTGCCATTTCCGTTAGCCTATGATTTTGAATACGCCAGCTTAAACTATTGTCTTAGAAATGGCGTTAAGCCTGGCAGAAATTTTGTCATAGCTGTAACCGATGCTTTTTGTAGTAGGTTGGAAGAAAAGGGATTTTATGCCGTTTTCTATACCAACAATGATTATCTGTTACGTTATTATCATAGCAGTAAAATCACTGAAAAGTATGATATGTGGTATGCTAGATACAATAATGCCCCGGGTATTAAATGCGGTATGTGGCAAAAGTCTGACAAAGGCACCATTCCAGGAATTAAGGGGAAAGTTGATTTAGATGAAGCATTTCATAATTATCCGGTTATTATGGATAAGAATGATTTGAACAATTATAAATAAGGAGGTAAACATTATGTCTGCAAGAAGTAGAAGCTGGTCATCTAGGGTCCGTCGGGATTTCGACGAGCGTGAGGATTACCGTAGGCGCAGAGGAGAAGAGGACCGCTACGAAAAGAAAGACGATGATGAAACTGAAAGGAAAGGAAGAAAAGACGAAAGACAGGACAACGAAAACCCAGAACGTAGAGAATCCGATGCCCGTCGGGACAGAAGAGAAGAAAGAGGGTGGTTTGACGATATCGAGGACCGCCTTAGAAACGGCGACGAAAATACAGATTATGACGGACTTTTTAAACAGTTAAGGGAACGTTATGATTGGTATGAAGAGGAACTTGACCGTTATGATGCAAATTATGATGATTTAATGGCTGAAGTAGACAGATTAAGAAATGATAACAGAAGGTATTTCATGCGTGAAGGCAGAAGGGATGACCGGCCGTCAGAAGATACCATTCGTAAAGAACAGAACGAAGATATAAGGGATGACGGAAAAGAAATGACGTTTGACGATTTATGGAAAAAGGCAAAGGAGGATTAAAATATGCCGGTAAAATCAAAATATTCAGCGGCGCAGTATAGCGCTATTCCAAAAGGTATTAACATTTTAAATGTAATCCGTAGTGAAGCCAGCCAGGCATACCAGGAACGTGTTCCGGTAGCTACCCGGGATAACATAGCAGAAGTAGGAAATCCGATTCTTAACTTCGAAGCACTGCAGAATGAATTTTTAAGCGCATTGGTTAACAGAATTGGATTAGTGATTATTACCAGTAGGTCATACAATAATCCACTTAAGCGGTTCAAAAAAGGCTTAATGTCATTAGGCGAAACCGTCGAAGAAATTTTTGTAAACATAATTAAGGCTGAACCGTATTATTTGGTCGACGACCAGGGAATGTCAGCGGCAGAAGATGAATTTAAACGTCGCATCCCAGATGTTCGTGCGGTATTTCACACCAGAAACCGCCAGGACAAATATCCGGTAACTATTCAGAATGATGATTTAAGAACAGCATTCTTAAGCTACGAAGGTGTAGAAAACCTGGTTAGTAAAATCATCGAAGCGGTTTATACTTCGGATGAATATGACGAATTTCTGTTAATGAAAAATGTATTCTGCGAAGCCGGACTTCGTGGCGCTTTAAGACCGATTACCGTACCGGGGTTGGGCGACGATACTTCTGCTAAACAGACAATGACGGCATTCAGGACCACGGCGCTTGACTTAACCTTTATGCGTAGTGACAGCAATTTTATGGGCGTTACCACGCATACACCGATTGATGAACAGGTGATTTTTATTCTGTCAAGCGTAGCTGCTACCGTGGATGTAGAAGTACTTGCTTCTGCATTTAATATGGATAAAACAAATTTTATCGGTAGGCGTGTAATCGTGGATGATTTCGGCGGTCTGGAAAAAGAAGGTGTAATTGCTATTGCAACGGATGAAGATTGGTTTATGGTATTTGATAATTACCTTACTATGACATCCGATTATGTAGCGTCCAGGCTGTACTATAACTACTTCCTTCACCATTGGGAAACACTTAGCTACAGCCCGTTTAAGAATGCCGTAGCTTTCACAACCCAGGCCCCGACCGTATCAACTGTAACTGTAACACCTAGCACAGCCAATATTCCAAAAACAGGCGGAGAATTACAGTTAACAGCTAAAGTCTATGGAACTGGCTTAGTTAGCCCTCAGGTTACATGGTCAGTAACAGAAGATGCAAATGCATCAATCGACAATACCGGCAAACTTACGGTTAAAAACGGCATTACACTCAACTCGCTTACGGTTACAGCCACAAGCGTGACAGACAATACTAAAAAAGGAACAGCAACTATTACATTAACAACTTAAGGGGGTAGACTTTATGTCATTCTTACCATTAACGACGGTACGGTTATGCCGTGCCGTCCCCCTAAGTAATAACTATAAAGACCAATTAACATTTAGCGGTTTAGCCGAGCAACAGTCATACTTTAATTCTAAGACCCAGTATTCAGCACAGGATTTAACGTATCAACGTGAAGAAATGTTCATCAGATACCCGGCAGAATATGATTCTTTGGTTGACTGCAATTATCTATGTTATCAAAATCCGGCGTTTTCACAAAAATGGTTTTACGCCTTCATCACTAACATACAGTACGAAAATGAAGGAATGACAAGAATCTATTTTGAAATTGACAGCTACCAAACGTTTATGTTTGACATAGAAATTCCAGCGTGTTTTGTGGAACGTGAACACGTAAACGATGATAGTGTTGGCGCAAATCTGATTGATGAAGGTTTAGCATTAGGTGATTATGTAACAACCGCTTTTACGCAAAAAAATTTCACAGATTGGTGGATAGTAATTGGTTCAACTGTAGATTTACGTGACACATCGTTTCCACCAGATAGCGGTTATGTTTATGCTGGAATATACAGCGGTGCAAGTTATTACATTTTTGATTCTGACGGATGGTCAACGGGTTCACTGCTTCCAGCAATCATCGAAGCCTTAAACGGTGCAGGAAAAGCAGACGCATTAATAACGATGTATATGGTTCCTAAAGACATTGTGCCGGGTGGTCAAAGCGGTGGGTATCTTCCTACTAGTGTGCGAACAGCTACAAATATTGCGGTTCCTAATACAAATACGTTGAACGGGTATACCCCTAAAAATAATAAACTTTTATGTTACCCATACAGATGTCTACAAATAAGCAACAACGATGGAAATGCGGTGACATTAAGATATGAATTTTTTAACGGGCAACCAAACGTAGTATTCAGGGGTGTAGCTACACCGAATGGAAGAATCATCTGTTATCCACAAGAATATGCTGGCGTAACAATTAATCTTAACGAATCAGTATCGTTAGGAAATTACCCACAATGTACATGGCAAAACAGTGCGTATGCCAATTGGTTAGCGGCACAATCAATTCGCTGGGGTTACGAAGCTGACAGATGGACATTTGGAACGGCTATAAATTCGCTAGGTGCGCTAGCTACAGGATTAACTACAGGAAACGTAGCACCCGCCTTAAATTTGCTATCAAGTACAGCGCAACAGGGATACGGTCTTGTATCTAGCATGGCCGAAGAAAAGGAAGTCCATAGCATAATACCGCCTTCTGTTAAAGGTAGCATAGGAAATGGTTATACAAATGTATCACTGTACCGTTATGGATTTATTTTTGAACAAAGGACCATAAAAGCAGAAATAGCAAGAAGCATTGATGAATATTTCAGTGCGTTCGGATACAAAGTTAATAGGGTTAAAGTGCCTAATATCACAGGACGGCCTTCATGGAATTATGTTAAAACCATAGGCGCTAGGGTAATTGGCGGTGCACCTACACCACACCTTAACAAAATAAAAAGTATGCTAGATAATGGTGTAACGTTTTGGCACGGTGACTGGGTGGGGGACTACAGTAGGGATAATGGAGGTACACCAGTTCCCCCACCAACGGATAAATACAATTTAACTGTAATAGGTGGAACAGGCGGTGGAACATATCAGGCATACGAAAATGTAACAGTGGTAGCAGATACAACCGTTAACTTTAATCAATGGGTAACAAGAAACGGCGGATATTTCATTGATAACAGCACCAGCACAGCAATATTTGTTATGCCACCGAATGACTGCACCATAGAAGCTACCTATAATACGCAACCAACTGTAGAAAGAATTGATACGGTAATGCGAAGATTTATAGGGGCTGTAGAATGGGACGAAACGGTAGGATTATGGCAACGTTGGTATTATGGTTCCTATGTTAAGGATGCATGGTGCACTACCTGCTTAACATATTGTGCCGCACTAGCAGGTGTAGGCGACCAGGTACCAAAAAATGCGGCTGTACAAAAGTTATATGATGACATGACATCTATGGGTAGCACCTGGGAAGCAAAGGTAGAAGGACAACACCCAGAACCTGGGGACATTATATTCTTTATAACCCCACAATCAACAACCGTATTACACCATTGTGGCGTAGTATCAGCGGTTAATTGGCCACGGGTGACATACATTAGCGGAAACACTGGTAATCCTTCGGGCGGACCTGATGGGGTATTTGAAAAAACAACAACCATAGGACAGGGCGGAAACAATTATGCTAGAAACTTTGGTAAAGTAAATTACACGTAAGGGGGTGGTAAAATGAAACACGATTTATGCGGTTTACAGTTAGGCGCAAAAGAAGCTAGATGGTTTAATGATGCGACCTTTTTTGATTATTACACAAGACTAAAGGAAATAGCGATAAACCAGTTTGAATGGTTAAATTTACCACCAACTTGTGACGCTAGATTCATGGAATTAGTATTATTCGAATACGGGTACTGCTTGTTTTTTAGACACAATGTAAATCTTGCATATTTAACTTTGCAATGTACTTTACAGGGACCCCTGAATATATACAGAATTCCCATCATGCGAAGGGCATATTCAATTACAGGTTTTAGTCAAGAATGTTCAGACCAGGATAGTGTTATCATTTGGAACAACTATTTAAGACAGCCGACCGCCACTACAATGTATTTATATGCCGAAAGATTAACAAACATTCAAAGGACAATAGATGTTAATATTAATGCACAAAAGACCCCAAATCTTTTAACTGGAAGTCAGGCACAGCAAAAAACACTTAAGGCATTATATTCGCAGTGGCAAGGAAATGAACCAGTAATATTCGGTGACAAGAACCTAACAGAAACACCTATTGTATGTCTTAAAACAGATGCGCCACAAGCTTATCCAACATTGATGGATGCAAAAGAACGCATATGGAACGAAGCAATGACCTATCTAGGTATTGATAATGCCAATACGTCAAAACGGGAAAGACTTATAACGGACGAAGTAGAAAGCAATAACGGTCAGTTAATGATGAACCGTTATATAAGACTTAATACCCGAAAAGAAGCTTGTCGATGGATAAACGATTTATTTGATTTGAATGTTGACGTTAGATACCGAAAAATGGAAGATGCAAAAACCGAAGAAATGGGGGTGCTAGAAGATGAGTAAATACACCACTACATTAAGGTTTGTATGCGAAACGTTTGCCGGATTAACCGAAAGTACAGGGTTTGCTAACATTAATCAGGTTATTAATGGAAGCAGGGAAAAGATATTTGATTTTGATTATCCAATATTTGATGAATCATATCGCCCAGTACTTGAATCAAAAATTTTAAGGCATTATTACATGCGTGAAATTGGACTAGAAACTGTAAGTATGTGGAAACTATTTCTTGAACAGAAAATGACAGAAATAATGCCATATTACAACCAGCTTTACAAAAGCGAACTTCTTGAATTTAACCCGTTATATGATACAGATATCCACACTGTTTCTGACAGGAAAGAAGATAACACCAGAAATGAAAATTATACTGGTAAACAGGACGTAACAAGTAATACTAATCAAGATACACAAACAGACAGTACCGTTGATGCTACAAATGATACCTTAACTGCTATTTCTAACACACCGCAGGGACAGCTAGAAGATTTAAAAACACTTAAATACTTAAGCGAAGCTACAGATACAACTGATACAGGAAAGACAACATCTAATGCAAATGCAACGGCAAATACAGATACTACATCAAATACTAGCATAAATAATATCACAGACGTTAAAGTTAATAACCTTAACAATTATATAGAAAATGTAATAGGGAAACGTGGAGGAGAAAGTTATTCTAAAATGTTAATGGAATTTAGACAAACATTCCTTAACATAGACATGATGATTCTAAATGATTTAGCGGAATTATTCATGAACATATATTAAGAAAGGGGGTAAAAATATGTCATTAGCTGGTGAAGTAAAAACATTAAAATTCTGCTGTAGTAAAGTATTGCCATTAGTCTATGATGATTGGCTAACAGAATACGAAGGATTATGCAAGGTTAGTTATAAACTGAACGAAGTCATTGCACTGGTTAATTCATTCCAGGATGATTTCAAGCAGTATACAGACCATCAAATTGAAATCCTTCGTCAGGAAATAACAACAAAACTTAATGAAGCTGTAACTGAACTTAACAACACAATGCGTAATTTGGAACTTAAGGTAAACCAACAATTAGCTGACAATGAAGCTAAAATGAAAGCCCTGGAAGATTACGTAAACGGTGCGATAAGTGATAACCAGATATGGATTTCAAACAAAATTGCACAGTTGGAACAGAAGATTACAGACCAGATTAATTACCTTAAACAGTATGTTGATTCGCAGGATGAACTACTTAAAGGTTACATCGATTCTGAAATCCAACGTGTAATTGACATGATTCCAGAAATAACTAGCGTTATGGTAGTTAATCCTATCACAGGAAAATTGGAACCAATACAGGATGCACTTGATTATCTGACATGGGTTTTTAAGTATCACGCTTATACAGCCCTTGAATATGATAACGAACAGTTTACGGCTGATTACTATGACAATGCCGGATTGACAGCATGGGAATATGACGTGTACGGAAAGAAAATTTTACACGTTGATATGTGGTTCCATATGCGTAGTCCTATAACTGGTGAAATAGTTTGTTACAAGGATGTAATCAATTGGTTGATTGCACAGCACAGGGAAAACGGGTTAACAGCATCAGAATACGACGGATTAAGTTTGGATGCGTCAGTATATGATGGAAAGAACCTAAGCGCTTTTGATTATGACTTTAATGGTAAAACATTATTAGTAGAATAGGAGGAAAAATATATGAGTTTTACGAACAAAACACCCAATTACAATTTGCCACAATGGTTAGGAACAGATAAGCCAGCATGGATTACAGATGTTAACGACGCATTTAGCATAATTGATAGTGCGATTAAGGGGGTAGGTGATACGGGGGCTAGTGCTGTAGCTACAGCTAATCAGGCATTATCAACTGCCCAGACAGCACAGGAAACAGCAGGAACAGCTTTAACTACGGCAAACGAAGCTAAGACGGAAAGTGGTAATGCAACAACCGTAGCTAACAATGCTAACCAACAGGCAGGAACAGCGTTGACAAACGCAAACACGGCACTAACTACAGCAAATAGCGCATTGGAATGCTATAGTTACTTCCAGCCCTTTAATGAAGTTGTAATGGGACAGGGAATTACAAAAAGGTCAAGCGTCTTTGACCCTATTAGTAGACTTATATGCATTTACTACAAGGGATTAAACTTGATGGAAATAAGTTTCAATATTGCATGTAGTGGAAAAATGGAAAAATATGCCCCAAACAACATTTTTTCCGGGGTAAACGACTACTGCATTATTCAGCTTCCCTTTACCTGCACGGGTAGTCTTACTATAAACAATATTAGGGTGCACAGTGCCGTTAACGAGGCGACACTTTACACACAAGTAAGGTATTCCGGTGGAACAATAAGAACCATAGACGGAAAAGGATGGTTATGCGCTACAACTATAGCATCTGATGCTAGTGTTACAAACATACCTGAAAACAGCACTACATCCAATTTAATTTGGGTTAATACTGTTAATCTGGGCGAAATAACATTAAACGGTTGGACAAAAATATCATAAACATTCTAAGGGGTGGATTTATTAATATCCATCCCTTTAATGTTAAATAAATTAATGGGGAAATGATAAGGGCGAAAAAAAATTAAGGGGCA